GATACATATTTAATCCTAGGGGTGGTATATTAGGGTCACCTACAACTTTTTCCGCCACCTGTGTGGCATTAGATGTTTGATCCATATTAATCACTTTAGGTTTTTTCTCTGGTTTGATTACATCTTCTACAGGTTTTACTTCTTCTTGTTTAGGTTCAGACATTTGACTTACAATACCACCATCACTTTGACTTTCAGTTTCACCTGCCAACTTGTCAACATAACTCGCATCTTTAGTTTCTGTTGTTGATTTTGTTTTAGTTTTTGTTTCTGATTCTTCCTCAGGTACCTCTTGTTTACCTACATTATCAAATTTCATTTTGTCTTTAATTCTTTGAGGTACAAGTGGTAAAGCATCTATCAAACCATTAACCGCATTTATAATGGCATTTAATATTTTATCCCCAAGTGTTGAAAATGCACTTTGTACTTTTTTAAACCCATCTGTAATTTTACCAAAATCACCAGTGACTATACCAAATAATATATCATTTAAACCTAAAAATGTATCTACAACAAAAGATAATGAGTTGTTTAACATTATAAATGCTGCCTCTAACGCAGTTCCTATTTCCCGTAACCCCGTCTTAATAATAATATCGGCAACACCTAAAATTATATCTGTTATGGGTTGTAAAATTTCTACTGTTTTTTTGATACCATCTAACACAGGTTGTAATGTTTTTACTAAATCACCACCATATCTCACTAATGCGCTAAATCCTAAAATAATTAAACCTAAAGGTCCAAATCTCCCAAAGGCGGCACCCAATTTTGTTAATCCTGTAATTAATCTACTTTTTTTAATCTTGTCAACAAAATCTTTTATGCCTTTAAATATGCCCGTAAGTCGAGTTCCTAACGCACCTAAACCTAATCCACCTAAAAAACCAAGACCTTCTTCATTCTGTATACTTTGATCTTTAAAACTCCCTGGCGCACCTTTCGTTTTCGCTTTGACATTTTGTTCTTTTCTTAATTCTGCGTCTTGTTCTCTTTCTCGTCTTTCTTTTTGTTTTTCAAAGTCTAACAGTTTTGTAAATGTTTCTGTTTGTAATTTTATGGCCTTGAAAGTTTTGTTTGATATATTTCTAATTTCACTTAATATATCTAATGTATCACTTTGATTCATATTATTACCTGATATAGAACGAGCACCACCTATAATAGATCGTCCCACAACATTTTGTTGTGCTCTTATCATATTAATTGCGTCTAGGTTTTGTGCGATTTCTATTGCCATTATTTTTTATCTGATTTTGCCCTACTACCTGTGTATAAACCAAACCACGCTGCGCCGGCACCAACAACAATTGATACTAAACCAGATTGTTCCATTGTAGGCGCTGATAAGTTCATATACCAGATTACTACTTTGTATAATAGATAAATGTAAGTTGATATGAATACTCTTGGAAATATTCTCCAACTATCAACTGCTCTTGCTAGATGTATTAGTTTCGCATATGGGTTTACACCCAAGTCTTTAATTGAAGTGTCAACTTCTAAATCAACACTAATCTTTTGTTTTGGTTCTGCAACCTTGACCTCTTCCATTACTTTATTCTCTCCCTTTGTCTTTTTTCTTTTTCTTCTTTAATGTAACTTGTAAGTAAACTTACATATACTTCCCTCTCCCACGGTATCATATTTTCTAACTCTGTCAATGAATATTTATGATGTTGTATCAATGCAAAGTTAGTTTCATAATAGTTTTGTAAACTATCGTGTGAGAGGGCTATCCGAAAAAATCGGCCAGACCTTGTAATACTACCTTACTTTTTACATTTGTTTTAGGATTGGTTACCTCTAATTCATGCATTAGTTTAGGCATTGTTTCATAAAAACTCTGTACTTTTTTAAAAGTCTTACTATCTAAACTATCAATAAATTTTTGTAATTCATCTTCGGAATAATCACTTGCCTTAAAAGTTTTCTCACCTTGATAAATTTCGTAAATAGATTTTCTTAATACATCAAATATTACTTTACTATCTAATTTTTTATCTATATTTTCATTCATTGAATTAAGAGTAGGGTATTTCATAATAATACCTAACTTTTTTTCATCATCTATTAATATATTATTAGTATGTTTGTCATCAACTTGAACATCTATTTTTGATAAATCTATATCTACATCTGCGTATGTTTCTTTATCATCTGGACATAAAACTTTCAACTTTGCGACTTCCCCTACAGATTTCGCTCTAATCTGTAAGAAGATATATTCTAAATCAAATGTTGGAAGTTCTTCTGCATTTATTTTGCCATATGTACAGGCAGATACAATATCTTTTAACGCCTGTATTATTTCTTTTTGATTTTCAGATTCCATTGCTTGTAATAATATTTTTTCTTCTTTTACAAGAAATGGTCTGTATTTCACCTTCACATCTGCTGATGGCAAAGTCAACTCATATGTTTGGGTTTCAAGTGTTGGTAATGTCATTATATCTCCTTATATCTATTATGTATTAACCAAATGGTGGGAATACTCGTCCACCAGTTATTCGTCCAGTCGGTAATCTTCTTCTTAACCCGTCTGTAAAATCTCTACCCGCTCTTTTCAATTCAGGTGGCAATTTATTTAGTATGCCTCCTAATAGCCCACCAAATCCTGGCGCAGGTTTCATCTCTGGTAACTCACTAAATGATTTACCAACAGTAAAATTATTTACTTGATCTATTCCTAAATTTCTCCAGTTTCTAAAACTTAATGTTATTGGTACATTTACAATTTCATTTGCAGAACCGTAATTATATTCATATGTACCTATTGTTTGTGGGTAACACTCATAAAGTCTTACAGCATATGTAACTCTATCTCTATCATTTTCTGCACTAAAAGAACCTAATTGAAATATATCTACTTCACCTGTGTATTCATCATAATAATTTAAATTGTGTGTATCTAAATTAAATATCATTTTCTGCCAAGTTTCAAAAAACATTCTCTGTCTTAAAAATTTATCTCCATATATCTGTAATTCTACTTTCCCCTCAAATGAGTATGCGTACGGCATTTGTCGTCTAGGTCCATATGTAATATAATCTTTTGTATTAATATCTCTACTTGGCATAGAAATACTACGACACATCATTCCTACGTTTCTTGCTAATTCTTGCCCTCCTAGTGAATTAACACCTTGTCTTCCTGGAGGTATTTCTGCGCCTTCACTGGCTTCAATGTATCTATCATTATCTAGTTTTAATTTATTTGGTGCATGTATTCTAACTAAAAATCTAGTAGGTCTAGCAAAACCTTCACCTTGTGCCATCTGTGCGGCAAATCTACCTATTGTAGTTTCTGATGATGAATAACTTTTACCTGGTAGTTCGCCATATCTTTTAAGTATGCCACCAGTTGTTAATGTTTTATCTCTAGGTATACCTATTCTAATATCTTGTCCGAATATTCTTCTACCACCTCTTAAAATCGCCATTAGTATGGACTCCCTTTTTTAAATTGTTGTACAGGTAACATCACTGCCAACGCTGCCTCATCAAAATCAACTCTTAAAAAACTTGATCTCACGTGACCATAAAGATATTTCTTAATTGTTGTTTTCGCAATACCTATATTTTTTACGCCATCATAGGTTGCGTCAATTCTTGTATTCTTACTCATACCACCTGACGCAAATCTTTGTAATCTATCTAATAGACTTACTCTTTGTAAAGGTCTTAAATAGTGAAAGTTCATTCCCATAAACCCACCTGGTATTGTTTGTAAAGGTAACACCAGTGGAAATCTATCATAATAAGGTAATACTTGTTTATATTTAGGGTCATAGAAGAACATATTTAATCTTCCTCTACTTGGAATACCATTTAACTTACCAGTTGACATTAACTTTCTGGCAGTAATTCTATCACCTAAATCGGCAACAGTTTTTCTATACCAATTGGCACTCTTACGAATACCACCTTGTGCGTCTTTTAGAGGGTCTAGTATGCTGATCGCCATACCAATATTTATAATAAAAAAGGCGGCCTTTCAGCCGCCTTTTCAAAGTTAGAAGCGAGAGAGAATTACTCCTCTTCTGCTAATTTACTAAAGTAAGATAACGTATCGTCATCATCACTAGCAGAAGTCGAAGCGACTTCATTACTTTTCACACTACTGTTGTTTTGAGGTGGGAGGTCTACTTTATCAGCAGTAGTTGTGCTTCTTACACCCGTAATTGTCCTATTCAGTTTCTCTTTGAGTTCATCATAGGTTTTAAAATTACTAGGGTCTAGGAAAGGTTTTAGAGCGTGTTGTTGTTTCCAAATTGACTTAATCTTTTCGTCATCTTCAGCAACTGGTGACACAGCCTCAAACTCGGACTTATCATAGTTCCAATAACCATCAACTTTTCTAATCTTCAATTTGAAGTTAGCGCCTTTCCAAAAGTCAAAAGGGTTGACTGGTTTCTCATCTTCAAACGCAGGTTGCATAGCCTCTGTAATCTTATCAAATATCTTTTTACCGAATTTGAATAAGAACACCTTACCTTCGTTCTCTGGATGCTTAGGATCAGATATTACTAGAACATTTGAATAGTATGATAACTTTCTTTTTCTTTTTCTAGCAATCTCTTTATCACTATCAAGTCCTGTATTCCATAATCTTGTATTTTCTTCTGACACAGGGTCTTTCTGACCAAGTGTTGTTAAAGAGTTCTCAATATACCAACCACCTACATCTTGGAATGCATGTGACCATACTCTTTGCCAAGGTAAATCTTCACCTTCTACTGCAGGTAAAAATCTAATGACAGCATAACCATTACCAGTTTTATCTAACTCTGGTTTCCAAAATCTGTCGTCTTGGTATTTTGATTTGTTTTGTTCTTTGTTCTCGGAACCGAGATTTGCCTCGATGGCTTTTGTAAGTTTGTCAAAGTTACTTGACGATTGTTTTAACGCTTCGAAATCCATATTTTATCTCCTTTGTATTTTCGTATTCGTTGTATTTGTGTTACCTGT